CATAGAGGAAATTTTAAAAAGGTTAGTAATAATTTTATATTTTTGTTGTTAATAGCCTGCTTCAATTTATTGGCGCGAATTTGATAATTTAAAAACCTAAAAGCTTTTGATTATTGAAATGTTAAAATTAAATACCTTAAAGCATTAATTTTGACCAATAAAAATGAATTTAAAAACTCAAAGTATATAGTAGGAATCTATGCCTTTCCTAAGTTTTTAGATCTGAGCGTTTTACTAATAAAAGTGCTCGGAGTCCTTTTGATTCTAGTGGTGCTTAAGACTAGAATTATTAATGAGGGAGAATTCTGACTATCTCATTAATTATAATAAAACAGAAAGCTAAACATAAATATAGTGGGAAGTTTTGTGTGATAATAAAGAAAAGTACACCGGGGAGTCTTTTTGGTTTTTTATTTATATAAAAAGGCATATAAGATGCGTTTATGGTAAGGAGTGATGTCCTTATTGTAATAGGTACCTGATACGTAATCTATTATCCGGCTGCTATATTTGTTTGTTTAGTTTATTAATGCTCACGCTACTGGACCATTAATCATTGAGAATATGCATTGAATTATCTGTGTATTTTCTAGGTAGTTCTTTCCCGATACGAATGAAATCGGAATAAAACAAAAACACATCAGCAAATCAATTTTAATCATACCTTACATCAATTAATATCAATTTATATCAATTATAATCAATCAACATACATCAATTGAAATAAAAATAACAATGGAAGCAACATTAAATAAAACTTTTAATTTGGATTATTTCAGTACTATTTTGGAAGATAGAATTAAATTAAATTTGGAGTTTAATCATATTGTGCAATCTTCTATGATGCAACATCTTTTTCATTTATCTTCTTCTCCATCAATTTCAGAATATCAGGAAAAACTTACACCACCAACTTTTCGTATTGAAATAGATGCAGTTGTTCATGAAACGAAAAAACGTTTCATAGGAAAATCATTTAGTATTCAGGATGCAAAATTTAAAGCTTTAAAAAAATTTTTTAAGTTTATTATTTTAGATATTGAAGATATAGAACTTGAAGAAATTAAAATTGAACAGTGTTTTGAGGAACCCTTTTATAAGTTGACTAATGACGATCTTAATAATAAATTTAATAATTTAAAACAGGACAAAAATAAACAGTTAATTTATAAAATTGAAGGTTTTGGAAAAACTTTGATTAATAAATATTTTGGAGATACAAATTTTACGTGTACAATAGATTATTATCAAATAGGTAAACACCATCAAATCGCAGCTTATGGTTCTTCAAAATCAGAAGCAAAAACAAATGCAATAAAAAAATTTTTTGAGAATCAAGAAAAATTAGATTTTCGTGTAAATGTTGTTGGACAAATGGAAACTACTGTAGGAATTGCTGAAGCAGTTGATTCTACTGAAAAAGAAACTATTGTTACAACTGACACCATTATAGCTGAAACAGTTACGGATACAAGTAATCCTCAATTACTAGTTGAAGCTTCTGCATCTGGAATAATTTCATCTTATCAGGATTTAACATCACGATGGTTAATTTTATCACAAGACCAGTTAGTAGCTAATACAGCAGCTTCTAAATTGCCATGGAAATCTTATGAATTCCCAGAAATTTTCTTAGAATCAATAAATTCACCAAATGTTTTGCCTTTTAAACAGTATAAATTAATTCGTCCTATTTATGAAGTAAAAGTAAAATTCAATTCAAATAAATTTAATCAAGGAAGAATTGTTATTTCTTATTTACATCAAGCACAACAAATTTCACATGGTATCACAGATCAATTTTTAGCTCGCAAATCTTATAGGTATTTGAATCAAGCTTTGCAAAGAGACCATGTTATGATTGATTTGAATGAAAGTAATGAAGCTATTCTTACAATTCCTTTTTTAAATACTAATAATTTTGTTCCATTATTTGCGAAAGCTGATGAGATATCTTTGTCTAATGTTATAGTTGATATTTATATTCTTTCAGCTTTACATGTTCCTGATGAAGCTCAACAATATATTAATTTTGTTGTAATGGGTCGAATGCAAGATGCTCAATTTACAGCTTTAAGACCAGCAATTTCTAATGCAAATGAATTTCGTTTAGCTGAAGGTCAAATGAATATAGTTTCAGGTTTATTAGGATCTTTAGCTGGGCCAATTTTAGAAGCTGGTTCAGGCTTGGTTCAAAATGTAGTAGGCGGTGTGGTAAATGCCGGAATGGGAGCTATTGGTAATTTATTATCACCAGTTTTGGGCAAATTAAATCCTCAACGTCGTTCTCCAGTAGAAGAAATGTTTGGTAATACACCAAGTATACCAAGTTTGGATAAACCTGCAGATCATTCTCAACCGTCCGAGTTTAGGATAAGTGCAGTTGGTGATATGGCTGTAGCTGTACGATCAGAACCAAAATTATCTATGCGATTGGATTCAACAGTTTTAACACCTAGTTTATTTAATCATTTTCCAGATAAACAACCAACTTCAATTTCTGAATTAACACGTATATGGAGTTATCATGATAGATTTACTTGGTCTACAGCTCAACAAACACCAGGTGAACAAATATATCAAACTTTTGCAGAACCAGGAATGGGCAATATGTATTATGAACAGTCCTTTTTAGGTTATTTTGCTCAAATGTATACAATGTATTCTGGTACTATAGAATTTCGTTTTGACATTGTTGGGACTCAATTTCATACTGGCTCTTTATCTATTGGATGGATTCCATTTTCTGACACTTTCACAGAAGAGGAGGCTAGAAGTGCTTACTTTAAATATATTGATATTCGTGAGCAAAAACAAACAACATTTAATATTCCATTTATTGATACTAATGTTTTAAGAATAATTACAAATCAAATTGAAGATTCACAAGCTGTTTCAAAAATAGGTTCTTTAAAAGTTTTTGTTCAAAATGCTTTAGTTCCAATAGGCACTGTAACTCCTAGTGTTGAAGTTTTGGTTTTTGTTAGAGCTGGAGAAGATTTTCATTTCACTGGATTACAAAATTCAAATTTATATGTTTATAGACCAAATACAGTAACAGCACAAGGGCAAATGGATACTGGAGAGAAAGAAAACGAAGACTCGACTTCTTTATTTCCTACTTTATCAGCTTCAGGAATAACAATAAATATTGGTGAGGATCATGAACTAATACCAGATATTCTTAAAAGATGGGTACTTGTAGAATCAACAACAGTAACTTCTACTCATGTTAAAGATTTAAATTATCCATTTATTATAAATAGTCGTTCTAATCCTTCAGCCATGATCATGGGTTGTTTTCGTTATAAGCGTGGTGGAGAGTGTTTTATGTTTGTTTTTGAACAAATAGAACCAACTCCAGTTTATAATGCTTTACCTCGTGATGTTAATATCACTCCAATGATTACAAATACATATACACCACCAACTGCATTACCAGTGCCTCAACCTTTGGGATCTTATGCTATAGTAAATAATACAGTACCACCAAGTTCAGCAAATTTACTTACACCAGTTCAAACTTCTACACAATTCTTTTCAACTGGAGTTGGAATGCAACAACTTCATGCTAATACAACTGAAAATTCACCTTTAACACCAGTTCAATATTATACAACAGGAGCTTCTTCATCACCATTTTCTAATGATATCTTGAATAAAGGCGTTTCTGATTTAACTTCAATTAATACAACAATAAATGGAAATAATTCAAAGATTAATACAGTTTTTGGTGAAAATAATACTTTTGCAACTCTTAGTAAAAATAATGTTATTGGACTACGAAATGCTATGGATACTAATGTTGGATTGAATAATTTTACTATTACTACACAGTCATCTGTAAATAGTATTAATAATCAGCTTGGAAGTTTGTCTACTAATTTTAATACAAATGCAAATAATACAAATTATAACAATTTGAATATAGCAAATGCAATTTCTGAAGGTGATACTGGAATAATTTCAGCTGTTACTCCTGCTACTATTAAAATTGGTTTCCAACCACCTAATATTCAATCAAATATTCACTTAAATGACCCTTTTAGAGGAATTCCATCACAATTAATTTGTACAGATTTAAATAGAACTGCAAAGATTTATATTCCTTCTTATACTTTATTCAATTATCAGAGTTGGGCAAACACCAGTAATCTTAAAAAAGAAGTTTTAGCTACAACACTTGGGCGCATTATTATTTCAACAACTAAACCAGTTAAAATGGAAGTTTATTGGAGTGCAGGTGACGATATGTATCCATGCAAAGTAATAGGTGTTCCATATTCTAGTACTATTCCCGTGAATTCTAGAGATAATGCAGAGGCACAAATGGACGATTTACCATCTTGTTCAACAGCTACATTACCAACTACACGTACGTATTCGGATTTTATTAGAGACACTCGGGATAGAGGATATTCCTCTTTTTTGAGTGCTTCAAGTAGTATTATTTCTCCATTTAAAAAAATTTACAATTGTCCAGATAAAATTGATCGTGTTTGTGATTCAGTTGAATCAACAATGAAGGATTTAAGAGAATGTGCTAATAACATTTTGGATTATTTAGTAGATAAATTTAAATGGATAACTAATACAGGACCAATTTTTTCCGCTATTTTACATTTACTTCAATGTTTTTTGAACCCATCAGTTTCATCTTGCTTAATTGCTATAGCAGGTATTTTAACATCTTTAGGTTTATTAACAGTACAATACACAACAAAAATAATTGATTTTTTAGTAATGAAACTTCAAAACAAACAGCCTTTAACGACAGAACAACATACAGTTAGTCGAGAAGGAGCACAAGGTCAATGTGACCACACTGAATGTCAAACTTGTTCAAAATTAGAACGTTGTCACGAAAATTGTCAACAATGTTCAGAATTAAGAAGCGTTTTTGATGTAAATACATGTGCTACTCTTGGCGGATTAATCATCGGAGCAATCGGGGCTAGTTTGGGTTTGAAATCATTGCCATCATCAACAGGTTTATGTACAGGATTATTCAAAATTTCATCAACTTTTTGGACTTCAATAACCCATTCTGTTAAATTTTTAAAAGATTTAATTAATGTTTTTGTTAGAGCTTTTAAAAGATGTGGATTTAAGAGTCCAGCTACATTGGAAGCTATGACTTTAACTAATGATAAAGAGGGTATAAAAAGTTTTGTTGAAGAAGCTCAGTTAATGTTACACCAGTTGAACCGTACAGCAGTAATTCAAAGTCCAAAACATAAGCAACGTTTTTGGTTATGTGTAGCAAAGGCTTATAGTTTGCAAGCAAAATTAATACAACAAAATCAAGCTGAAACAAGAGCAATTCTATCATTATGTGATAAAGTTATTAAACTTGGTAATGAGCTATCTATTCAAGCTACTAATTGTCCTATTCGTTATGAACCGTTTGTATTAGCTTTAATAGGTGAAAGTGCTGTTGGTAAATCTTATTTATTAAACGCAATATTGCCAGAATTGTTAGCTGATAAAGGAGAATTTGATAGTAAGGGTAAGTTAATTTCAAAACCAGGTTTAAGTGTAGAAACTTATGAACAAAGTGTATATACTCGAACTGCAGGTGTTGAATATTGGAATGGTTATTCATCTCAACCAGCTATTCTTTATGATGATTTTCTTGCTTCAACAGATCCTTCATTAGCTGCTCAACAAATTATTGAAATGTATAATTTAAAATCTTCTGCAATAATGAATTGTAATATGGCTGATATTAATGAAAAAAGTTTACAAGCAAATCCGTTCTTAGTTGCTTTAGCTATGAATAAACACATTGCACCAAATGGTATTACATGTCCTAAAGCTTTCAAACGCCGTAAAGATGCTTTTTTTAAGGTTTCATTGAAAACAAAAACACAAGGTCAAAAGCAAGTTTTAAAACAAAGATCGGAGTATACTGAGGAACAAATACGCAATTTTGATCATTTAATTTTCTTTAAATGTGCAGATGTTAGTAATGAAAATTCTATCATAATACCGGGAATGTCTTATGTTCAGTTTAAACAACATTTAAAAGAAATGATTCGCGAATATCATGAAAAGGAGCGAAAAAATGTTCAGTTTAGATTTGAAAAAATGAAATTAACATTACCTACAGTAGCTCAAGAAATGCTTAATGAAACTGATCCTTTTCAAATTTTTTATTCTTCATATTTTAAAGCTGCTGAAACTAGCCCTATACAAACAGGTTTATTACCATCTCAAGTAGTGGAGTTACAAATGAGGCCGTTTCTTAATGCCCAAAATGCTTTAGCACTTTTACCAGAAGGCCAAGATTCTATTACACATTGGGTTAAAACTGCAAAAGAAAATATGAAAAATCGAATAAATAGTTATCCAAAATTATTAAGAGAAAAATTAATTCGATCTGTTTTTGGACCTCATCATGCTGACGTTTTAACACCGGGAGAATGTATTATATGTAGAGAAATTGACCAAATTCCATTTAAAGTTTGTGAAAATAACCCGTCGCATTTTGTTTGTAATGGTTGTTCACAAGCTTATGGCGAAATGAATTCTGGAAGAGTTTTGAAATGTCTTATATGTGTTTCAGCTTCAATGTGGGAAGTAGATGTTCATCCAGTTACTTTTAAATCCTTTGTTCGCCAAATTATTAAAAACATTTATAGCTCTATTCCAACATTTGGAGAACTAATAAGATGTAAAAAATTTATGTTTGGAGCTTCTATAACTTATGTTTATTTATTAAATGTTTTTATGTCGAAATTAGCTTCTGAACAACAATTTGAAAATGATAAATTTTTTTCAAGCTTATTTGATGTTGATTTTAAGGGTGAAATTGTTCGAAATGCCTTTTATATAACACACTATTATCCAGATGGGCAGGGAGATTTTGATAATGAAGGTTTTTCATTAATAAAAGCACCAGCTTTTAAATATTACCATCGATCTGAAATTTATCCAAAAGTTATAAGTGTTAATGGAATTTGTTTACATGAAGAACTATTGCGAGCACAAGCAGGCGATTTATCATATTCTTGGAATAGAAATGAAAACAAAGATTTTGGTTATTGGCATATATCATTGGGAACATCAAATATACCAGATAATATGTGTTCAGCTCCTGATTGCAATTTCACAAATGAAAGACGTAAAAGCATGATTTTGAATTATAAAGAGTATTGTTCCTCCCGAATTTTAATGGAAATAAGAAATTTGCAAGCTAATCCTGATTCAATTATTGTAAATGTTTTACCTGATTTCATGTCCCCAGAGTTCAAAGATAGAGAGAATGAGTATTCGAAAGCTTTACGACAAAGCATAAGTACTTTAGAAACTGTGTCATTCTGGGATAGATTAAAAGGTTTATGGTCTAAATATGGTTTTTATATAAAAACTGCTTTAGCTGTTGTTACTTCAATAGCATCAGTAATAAGCGGTTGGAAATTTATTTCAAATCTAATGTATGAACCAGAAGGTCATTTAGCTTCTTCGGGTGACTTTAAAACTTTAAAATTACCAAAAAGACAAAAACCAACCAGAATGGTAACTGCAAATGGACAGTCAGATATTGATGAAGATTTAGTTTATCGAAAAATTTCAAATAATACAATATTCATTTCAGTTAGATATCAAAAATTGGATGGAAGTGTTTGTTCAATAATTGCTCGAGGTTTGGGTTTATTTAATCGTTCAGCTATCTTTACGAAACATGAAATTCAAGCAATTTTAACTTTACATTCACAATTTAAACTCAACCAAATTACAAATTTTGAGTGTTCTTTCCGACCATTTAATCAACGTGGTAGTTCAACAGTTGAACAGTTAACTATTCTTTTTGATTGTGATAACTTGGACGCTAAATTTTTTTCAAATGATTTAACAGTTGTTCAAACTCCAAACACTATGCCACAATTTAAAGATATAGTAAATCTGATTGCTTCGGAAAAACAGCATGAAAATGATTATGGAAATTTGACTATGATTGTAACTTCAAAGAAAACATCAGTAATTCAAGTTGTAAGTACACCAATAAAACAACGATTAAGACAAGTTAAAACTGCTGATACAGATTTGTATAAAAATATTGAATCATGGGATTGTTATATGACAAATTTTGGAACAAAAGGAGATTGTGGTATCGTAGGTCTTGTTCGAGCTAATTCACCAATTCTCTGTTTTCATATAGCAGGTATTCCAACCTTAAGTGAAGGTTATTGTCTTCCTCTCATTAGGGAAGATTTTATTGAACTTAAAAAGGATAATTTGCCATATGAAAGTTGGATTCCAATTTTAAAAACTGGTCAAGGATCAATTAATTTGGAAGGAAATATTTGGAAAGTTGGAACAGTTAAAAAAAATGATATTCCATATATGAGTGAAAAAACAAAAATAATTCCTTCCTTATTAAATGGAAATTTAACAAACATACCAACTTTAACATATCCAGGAATTTTATCATCAAGAGATCCGAGATATAATCATAGTGGTTCACCATTAAAATGGGGTTGTCAGAAGCATTGTTATCCACCAAAAGAGCTACCAAGACATTTAATAGAAATTGCAAAGGGTGATTATTTAAAAAAAATTTTAAATGATTGTAGTTCTGAAAGAGTAATAAATGGCCCATTAGATATATCAACAGCTATTACAGGAATTGTAGATATGGAACATTACGATCAAATGAAATTGAATACATCTTCCGGATACCCTTTTAATTTGGGAATACTTAAAACAAAAGAATCTTTGATTAGAATTGAAAGAGATGAAAAAGGCTACCCAATTGAAGTGAAACTACACTCCGATGTTCATAGTATTATTGAAGGAAAGAGTGAACTGCGAAAAAATGGAATACGACCCTTTACTGTGTTTCAGGATACTTTGAAAGATGAAAGGCGTAAGGAAAGTAAATTGATTATGAAAGATGGAACTCGAGTTTTTTCTCAATCTCCTATTGATTACACAATTGAAACACGCCAATATACTCTTGATTTTGCAGCATCTTACATGAAAAACCGTAGTAAACTTGAGCATGCTGTTGGAATATCACCAAATTCACCAGAATGGACTAGCCTTGTAGTACAATTGAAGCAAAAAGGCAATAATATAATTTCTGGTGATTTTTCTGATTATGGTCCCCGAATATGGTCAACTCTTGTTCGTGCAAGTGGTGAAATTATTAATAAATGGTATGAATTAAATTCACAAGATCCAAATGAAAAAGAACATTCAAAGGTAAGAACAATCATGATTGAAGAAATTGCAACTTGTTATCATATTTGCAATGATTTGATTTATCAAACTTTTTGTGGTATTCCTTCTGGTCATCCTTTAACAGTGATTTTAAATTCTATGGTTCATTCATTATTAATTAGAGTTTCTTGGTTGGAAATGATGAAAAGTACTGAATTTTCAGGATTATCAAATTTTCATAAACATGCTACTTTGGTTACCTATGGAGACGACCATTTATTATCAGTTTCAGACTCAATAAAGGCTTTGTTTAATTGTTTAACATTGAGTAAATACCTGGCCACTTATGATTTCAAGTATACTGATGCAACAAAATTAGGAAATGAGCCGTATACAACTTTAGAAAGGGCTAGTTTCCTAAAATGTGGTTTTAAAAAACATTCACATCGTTTGAACCAATGGTTTGCACCTATTGAAGAAATAAGTATTCATGAATGTGCTCAATGGGTTTTTAAATCAGCAAATTTGCAGGCAGCTACAATTGAAAATGCGGATCAGAGTTTACGATTATCATATGGGCATGGTAAAGAATATTTTGATAATTGGAAAGCAACTCTAAACGCATCTTTAAAAAAAAAAAAATTACCGATTTTGACTTTAACTTGGGAAGAGTGTGATGAAATGTTTTTTGAAGACATTGAGATGATCATCCCAGGTGAATATAAAAAATGGAATGTTCGAAAAGAATCTTTAGTTCCTTCTGAATTAACGTGTCGAGAATATTTCATGGATGAAGACGAATTACCATCAGTTTTAATAGTTCCTTCATCGTTCCGAAGTAAAAATATTTTATTTTGAAGAGATTATTGTTAGATGAGCGTTTATAAGACTCAACATTTTCATGGCGTGCCACTTAGGCCCCTAACAATTTTCTAAAACGTGGTTAAGTACAGTATACCACGGCATCAGTTTATGATGTTTTACTCTTTAGAGTAACTGTAAGTTTTTAGTTTTAGATTAATTAAGTGACTATATAGCACTTCGGTG